CGCAGAAGATGACCAAGGCAGAGATAAAGAAACTCAAGATCAAACCAAGAGAAACCTTAGCGGCCTTAGCTAACAAGGCTGCAAAGCTAAAACTTAAGTATGTAATCCAACACTTGAAAGAGTTAGTAGATGACACACAAGGTCAGTGGTACAAAACTTGTGTGTTCGTTAATCAAAGAGAGCATGTGGATATCTTAGCTAAAGGCATAAAAGATTGCGGAGTTAAAGTCTACCACGCCCACGGTGGGACACCGATAGATAAGAGAGACGAGATACTTAAAGAATACTACAACACTACTGACAGCGCAATACTCATTGGTACCGGGCAAGCATGGGGTGAGTCTGGAGATATCCAGTGTGTTAACAGAGGCATCATCGTAACTATACCTTGGTCCCCCACAGAAGTAGAGCAGTGGGTGGGAAGATGGAACCGTAAGAACCCAGCACCTAACGTTGTGTCTGGGGTAGACGTAGAGTTTATGGTTCTGGAGAATAGCTATGATGAACGAATCCTCGACATACAATCCAGTAAGCTGGAAGCCTTAGAGGCTTTAGGGCACAAGGGAGCATCTAATGTACTTGACTCACTCGACGGGGATAACGGAGAGCAGTCCTTACTGGATGCAATTGGAGGGTTCCTTGACTGAGCTACTGTTAGCTATTCTGCTGGTAGCCACTATAACTTCTCTCTTAGAGGATAGATTACGATGAGGTTCTTAGATTTATTCTCGGGTATCGGTGGCGCTTCTATGGGTATCGAGTGGGCAGGGCACGAAGTTGTCGGTGCCTATGATAACGATCCTAAAGCTGTAGAAGTCTACAACGAGAACAACGACTGGTCACAGTCTTTAGAGGTAGACTTAAACGCTTTCGATGACTTCCCAGAGGCCGACGCTATCTGGAGTAGCTTCCCATACCGAGTGTTCAGTAGAGCTAAGGCGCCGTCTAAGCTGCTTAACCCTGAGAAGAATGGGTGGTTTGCTACAGAGAAAGCCATCGACATAGTAAAACCCAGAGTAGTTATTCTGGAGAACATCAAGAGTACACTCTACCATAAGAGTAAGTGTAACGCTGCTTGCTCTGGTTGCTTCTTCGCCAGTAGAATACTTCCCTTTCTCCGCTACAGATATAAGCATGTAGCTCACCGTATCATAAACTCTGCTGATTTTGGAGAGCCACAAGTGAGGAGAAGGCTATTTGTAGTAGCAGCGGACTACCCAATAGTTTGGCCTAAGCCTACTCACTCAGCGGAAGCTCTATGGTTTAGCCAGTTCAGCTCCGGTGAGTATTGGAAAGAGCACAGTATCCCACCCACAGGTAAGTCCCATAAGACCCACCAACCAGATACTAAAAAGAGATGGAGGACAATACGTGATACCATCTACGATAATACTATGCACAACTTAAACGATCCTCCCGAATACGCTAACGAATACTATTTAGATAAGCCTGCCCCTACTTTAACGCCTACGGAAGTTAAAGGTACCCGAGGAAGGCACATGTATAACAGTTATGGTAACGCAAAACCTGATAGAGTATCAGACTATTTCTGGCTTGCAGGATGGAAAAGACGTGTTACATTGCCTGAAGCTCTAAGATTGCAAGGGTTCCCAGGGGAGTTTAAACTGATAGGGACTAAAGCTCAGCAATACAAACAGATAGGAAACTCAGTAGTGCCTACAGTAGTAGAGAATATAGTGCGAGCCGCATGTAATAAACAACTATGGAAGGAGAAAGCAACGTGGAGTTAATAGCTAAAGAAGATATGAAGCTGGTAACTAAGGCTACAGATCAAGGTGAGATTATCATAGGTGGCCCGTCTTCGTGGTCAAGTCACCACGTTAACGACTGGTTGTTCTGTCCATACTACGGAGCCACAGCGAGCAAAGGATTCAAGACTAATAGGGCTATGGAAATAGGTACAGCAGTCCATGCTGCACTTGCACAGCACTACGCTAAAAGAATGTATAGAGAGCGCGGTCAAGATCCTGATAAGATAGCGCCGTGGGACGCTGCCGTAATAGAGGAACACAAAAGCTTTGGTGTGTTAACTCTAAGCGAGGCTCTGCATTTCGGAGAGCAAGCGTGGAGTTACCTCGTAGATAACGATAACATCTTCGGTGAGGTTATTGGGGTAGAGTACGAAATGAAGTACGACCTTCAAAACGGAAAGTTCTACACCCAAAAAGCTGACCTTATCACCGAGTTTGATGGGCTGGTATTCATCATAGACCACAAAACTAAAGCTGCTTTCTCCAGGTTTAAGTACCATGGGCAGTTTCAAATGATAGGATACAACGCTTTAGGCAAACACATTTGGGGGGATAAGTTTGGGGGTGTGCTGGTTAACGAGTTTGTAGTGGGGGACTCTACTTTTGCCAGTCAGTATACCCCTATCTGCTCAGAGACTATTATCAATAACCACTGGAACCGAGTTAGATTATCTTGGTTGCATCGGGAAACATATCAACACGCAAAGTTAGAGTACATACCGAAAGCACCGTTGAACGCCGACAATACGCCATGTCGATGGTGCCGGGAGAAGGAGGCTTGCTACCCCCGCTGAAAAGGCAGGTTGAACGCCGACAATAAAGTGGTTGACTTTTTCAAGGTGATTTGATACATTAAGGTATGTCCAATGGGGCATGAGGGAGCATCATCAGTGACACCAAAGGGTAGCTACTGTTTCTATGGATTAGGTGGTACGGGTAAATCTTCTGCAATGGCGCTGCTAATCTCCATCCTCGGTGGAGTTATCTTGCAGTACCAGGAAGACGGTACAACTCCAGCCACTAAACTCTATGGAGTACAGAGCGACACAAGAATACAAGTAAGCAATCTAAAAGATATCATCACTAACTTACGTAAGATTAAATCTGGTAACGTAATGATCGATGATGTTAGCTTAGCCTTCGCTGCGTCTAAGTCTTCTATGGCTACGGATGCACATGTCTGGCTTAAGCTGGATGCGCTTATCCTACAAATCGGTAAAGAGATTCAGCGCATTGAGCGTACCGGTCTGGTTCTTATGACCGGCCATGAATCACCACCAAGACAGATTAAAGGTATCGACGGCAACGAGAAAGAGTATCGAGGTGGATTAGCTCTTGCTGGTAAGATGGGTGAGTATCTGGGATCTATGATGAAAGTCATTGCCCGTGTAGATACTGACGATTACAAGCACTACCCTAACTGGAAGTATTGTCTTAACATCGGAGATGTAAACTGGCAGGGTAGAGATAGAGACACGGTACTGACTACTACTGCTCCGCTATACTTACCCGGTATTCTTAGGCACTCCGGGTATACTATTCCAGAGCCAGACGGATTCAAAGATATAACAGAGGAGGTGGCTACTAAGTTTTGTAGCAAACAAGGGAGAGGTTATCGTAAAAACATAGCAGACATACTAATCACCAAGTACGGACAGCAAACCGCCAGAATGATTATAGGTGAGATTGTCTCGCTTAACTGGCACATCAACAACAAAAGCAAGAATAACTTGCTGGCATTCTAAAAAGAGTAAAACCAAATGAGTACAATCTTCGACTTCGATACCGTCAGCTTCTCTACCGCAGAGATCGGATTCCCAGAGGTTAGCGGGGCTTACCCTTCGTTCCTTCGTGGCTTTAAGGTCACGGGTTCTGGTTCTGATATGGTCATCAATCTCTATGTTGCTATGGAGAAGAACATGTCCACCCCTATCCGTATCAGCATGGATAAGGTTGCGTGGCTCCTGGCTTCCTTCCTTCGTGCTTGCGGAGTTTCTGTTAGCGGTCAGATCGACGTGGCTAAGGAGCTGGAGAACATTCAGAACACTCCCCTGTTCTTCCGTGTTCAGTACACTGCCGGTACCAAGGACGAGAACGACAGTTGGGTTAACTGGCCTCGATACAAGTTCTACCGTGCTACTGACGCAGATAACGATGCTGTTGATCAGATCAAGCAGGCAGAGAACGGCGACGATGATTCCCAGCTTGCGGCTGATAGCCCCTTTTAGTCTCTAAGGTAGAGGCTTCCCCCGGTAACAAGTAAGAGTCTGGCAGAGAGCTTTCTTAGTTACCGGGGTTTTTTGGGGTTATAGCTCAGTTGGTAGAGCAGTGGCCTTTTAAGCCAACGGTCCAGGGTTCGAGTCCCTGTGACCCCATTACATACGAGAATACAAATGCACGATAAAATCTTAGAACTAATAAAGACAAAAGAACCAGCTAACATATCTCAAGTGGCTGAGCTAATCTTATCTCTTGGGGAGCCGTGGGGCTCTAAGTTTGTGCAATCGCATAGTCTCTATAACTTAGAGAATAAAATGTATAAGTACAAAGACTTCATACTGCTCAAAGATTCTGATATGTGCCTGCTGCTGACGCCTTGGGTTTCTTACGCGGCATTAACATTTTCGGATTTCAGTAAATGGAACGGGTGGTACCACTACATAAACAACAGCGAGATTCTATTCAAAGACGAACACAGTAAAACATACGGACCCCTATTCACTTCCGGCGGTCCAAGATCGTTGCTCGGATTACTCCAGCAACTAAACAAAACAATCAAACTAAGTAAGAGGCGAGCATGTCCCAAGGACTAACCGAAGGTAACGTAGAGATTATTGAATGGATGCTAAATCTGACAAAGCAGACAAGCACTTCAGGTAGAATGGCTTTTAGACTCCGAAAAGCCGTAGCTAAGGGTATCCTGATTGACGCTGACGAATACTACGAGCTTTCAGAGCGTTGGCTGAACCGGTATATCTTTACCAACTCTCAGCACTCTAAAGTCTCCAGAATGATGAAGGTGACAGGAGGCAAATTAGACCGCCCAACTAACCCCAAGAAGGGTAAAGGTTGGCAATTCTCTAACGTGGCTCAGGCAA